AGCGAAACAAGCACTATGGCATTGTTCGCCGGTTTGGTAGTTGTGGTCATTCTGGGTGTCCTTGCGCAGCTTCGATGCCGGGAATATACGGCGACATCTTCACCTTGTCGCCGTTAATCAACCAAATAGCCGGTTCGTCGGGAACGCTGTTGCCGAAACTTTCCCCTTCGCGCTTGCCGTAAAGATGCAAGTGCCGGTTAAACGCATGTTCGTCTTTCTGGGTAAATCGCTGCTTGGTGGCCTTGGCGTTCGCGGGGCCAACCGTCTCACTGGCGATCTGGCCTTTTTCGTCCACGATCTTCTCATTTGCGCGCGCAGAGTATGCTTTGAAAAACGCATGTATGTCCACGGGCTGGTTCATCTTGCCGTCCGTCATGCGCAGATAGGCCGCGACATGGCTATTCGCCGGGTCCTTGTCTGGTGCCAAGCGGTAGAGATAGCGGTGCATTTTGTCGTAATAGCGAGTTTCGTCAGCGCTTAGGTTTGTCCCTGGATTGTGGATTGCATCGCTGATCGCGGGTTCAAGTGCTCCGTAGCCATTTGAGGTTGTGGCCGTCTTGTACAATTCCGCGCGCTGGGCTGGCGCGGCCGGCGGCGTCTCGTGGCTGAGCTGGACAAGCTCTTGCGGTTGATTGAGCGTGTGCCGCAGAATGTCCTCGTGGTATTGTGCATCGACGCCCGCGATGCGCTGGCGCAGTTCGTCGCGGTTTTCGATGGTCTTTTCCAGCTGCGATACTGTGCGGTCCCGCCGTCTGATCGTCTCGGCAATCTCGTTGCGGGGATTGGCCGGTCCCGCCGCACGCATGGCTAGGGTTTTATCGGCCGTGGGGTTGATTTCACGGGTTGCCTGGGGCTCGGCTGGGTAGCTGGTTCCCCGCTTAGGCGCTTCTCCTGCGTCTTCTTTGGGTCCGTTGTAGAGGCATCCGAGTGCAGAATCGATGACTTTCTCATAGTCCCTTAACACCTTTGCGTCTTCGGCATCTTGCCGGTTAAGTTCGGCCAAGTCCCTTTCGTCAAGCAGCGTCTTGACGCGCTGGTCGAGTTCGTCCCGCTGCTTTTCGATTTCAGCCGTGCGTTCGTCAAGTACTGCAGCTGGCGCATGGTCTGTCGCAACCTGTTTGGCCATATCGACAGGCTTCGCTTTGGGCGTTTGCCCGGACTCAGGTTTCACAGCATCGTCATAACGCTGTTTGAGCGTGCTTATGGCCATGTCGACGTGCGCTTGCTCTCCGCGCGCCAGCTCCGCCTCGTAGGCAGCAACGCGCTCGGCCTGCAACTGACGGCGGGCATTGCGCGCCACGCCTGCAGCTTTGAGCATTTCTTGATTGTGCGCGTTCCTGCCTTCCCATTCGGTCTGGTGCATGGCCAAATCGGTAGGCAGCGTCCAGCTGTCGCCGGCCCATTCCTTTTTGAGCGCGTTCAACAGCTCGTCTTCGGTCAGGCTGTAGCCTTCCGTCTCAAGATGCTTTAGCGCATCGGCGATTTCCAAACCTCGCTTTGTGCGCGCTGCTCCCTTTTGCGTGATGAGCGCGCCAGCTGGGGCCTTGACCTCGTTGCCGGTCTTGAGCCTGATCGTTCCTTCCGTGTCCCTGATGCCGCCCGCGCGCTTGAGCACACCAGTAATGCCCTTGGCCGCGCGTGTATCCGGGGCAGCCTCGTTTAAACGATCAAGCCACCATTTTGTGCGTTCTTCGACGTTCGAGAATTCCGGTCCGTCCTGTTTTAGCAAGCGCAGCATGTCTATGCTGTCGCGGACATGCTCGTCAGCGTGGGCAAGCACCTTGACCACTTCAGCAGCGCGGACAGGCTTGCCTGACGATACATCGGCCAGCGCTGCCGCAAGAGCCTGTGTCTTGATCCCGTCCGGCAGCCGGTCGTGTATCTCCGCAGGGGTTTCTGGTGCCGCGTTCGTTCGCGTGCGCTCAGCAAGCGCTACCTTCTGGTGCATCAGCAGCGCGTGCGCGGAACTGTGTCGCAGCATCGCGCCGTGCGTGCGCGCGATCATGGCATCGTCGGGCCGCATCAGGAAGGGGGCCTGGGGCCTCTTGAAATCGATCTTGCTCAGCTCCGCCGTGAGCAGCGGACCCATATCACCCTCTTTTGAGGTCCAATGCTGGTCCCATTCAGTGCGCAATTCTGCTTCGCGCCGCCAAGTATTGTACGCTTCCCGGAAGATCGGGTCGTGATCGATAGCTTGTTCGTGTACGAGGTGCGCCGCGATATCGTCGGGATGGATGCCGTTCGCATAGCCCAAGTCGATATCCGACAGGATGCCGCTTGGCGCACTGTCGTCAAAGCCCGCGTTCTGCCGGATACCTTGTGGCAATTCCCGGTCGTTGAACGGTATGTACGGCTTCTTCTCGGCATGTGCGTTCAAACGCGTGTACCCGTCCGGCTCGTGTGTGCCGAAGGGCACTTCTCCCCGCTTGGCAGCCGCGCGGAACTCGTCTGGCGTCATACGTTCGATAGCTGATAGCCGTGCAAGCTCAGGGGGGCGCATGACGGGGTTAGGCCCTACGGTGGCAGGTGCTGGTGCTCCGGGTATCTCAGGGCGTTCTCCGGGTGGCAGGGGTGCCTTTGACGGGAAGCCGAAGAAGGCATCATGCACGGAACCGCCCAAGACGTGCATGCCCGCGCCAAACGCCGCTCCGGTCAGTGTGTCGCGCATCGCATCGGCAATGGTGAAGTCCCTACCCTCTGTCAGATTGGCGGCAGCGGACAGAGGTGTTGCCGCTGCCATAAATTGTGCGCCAGCCGCTCCGCCCGCCGCCGCCCGCCATGCCGTGCGCTCCACGATGGTGGCCGCCTGGGCAATCTTGCCCGCGAGCCGGGCTTGGCCGAAGTAGGGAATGACGGACATGCCGATGTTCAAGGGGTCTGTGAAGCCCGTAGCCAGCTGATGAACGACGTTGCCGAAGGTGCTGGGCTTGTACGCCTCCACGATTTCGTCACGCTGTGCGCGCCGTTGCGCGCGATCAATCATGATGTCGACGGCTTTTTGCGTGCTGGGTCCAGGGTCCAGCTCAGGGAAGCCCGCCGCCGTTACTTTCGCCTTGGCCGCGTCTGCGTTCAATTGCGGACTCTGGGTATCCTGTTGCGCGGCGTCTATCTGGGCAAGGCGGTAGGTCTGTGACGTAAGTCCGTTGTCATGGAAGACACGACCGAACTGTGCACCTAAATATTCGCCGTAGCTGGGGGTAAGTTCGTCAATGTGCGGGGCTTGGCTACTGGTGTCCACGCCCTGGCCAACAAAGTTTCCCCCTTCTGCCGATGGTGTCCAAGCCTTGAAGTCAACCATTATTGGCCACCTGTGTAGATATCGTGCCAGAAGCCGCTAGGTGGCTGTGTCTTGGTAACATCGGCACTGCGCCTAAGTTCTTCCCAAGGTAGTAAGATCGTGCCGCCGTTCTCGTTTTTATAGGGCTTGCCATTGACCATAAGCAACACGCCACGGTCGCCCGGTTCGGTCATCCAAGTGCCATTGCGCTGCAAATAGCTGACGGTACGGTTTTTGACGAATTCCTCAGGCAAGCGCTGTTGAGGGGGTTTGGGTGCAGCGCTTGCCTGAGGTGCAGTTCCATCAGCCGGGGGAGTACTGAATGGATTAGGCACTGACACCGTTGAGGATACACCATCTTGGTCTGTGCGCGCAAGCTGTGGTTTGGCATCGCCGATATTTCTCAGTGCGTTGTACAGCTCATTGTGCAGTTCGGGAAAATAGGCCGCTTTAGGTATGCGCACGTTATTGTCGAAGACGTATCGGCTTCCTATCAAGTCCTTGTACGCCTTTTCCGTGGCGTCTCCCACGCCCATGCCCTGCATGCGATAGATGACAGCAAGTTTACGCGCTTGTTCAGCGTAAATGTTCACGTCCTTGATGCCGTCAACGCTGGCACCTACTGAGTGTGCGAATTCCTCGAACTGGGCAACGGTCTTGTCACCAAGTGTTTTCCGTTCGTCTACGTTTAGCGTATCCTTCGACAGTTGTTCCGCTGACTTGTCTGCAACGCTGATAATCGTTTGTGCCACATGCGGATCGATGCCAGATAGCGCTACTTGCGCCACGGGGGACAGGTGCTCTTTCAACTCAGGATAGATACGCGGCCAATATTCGCCCCAATTTGCCTTGTACGCGTTTAAACGCTCAAGCGCTTGTTGCGGTCCCTGGGGCTGGCGCAGTAGGTTGTCTATCTGGCCTGTGATTTCCGCCGCGTATTGCTTGGGCACAAGTTTCCTGTCAGCCGGGGCAATGCCCATGCGCGCCTGTTCGCTGTCAAGGGCCGATGCGTAATCGCGCACCTTGTCAGGAGACATGCCTTGGCGCATGGCCTCGTAGGCTGTGGCCACGGCCTTATTAGCACGGCTGGGGTCCACGAGATAGGCGGGGCTGTCGGTCTGCACAGCTTTGGTCTGCTTGCTCACCTGATCGTAAAGCGCCGTGAACGTCTTGTACTTGCTCTCATAGTTCGGCGTGGCCACATCCGGTTTTAGGCTGTTCACGTAGTCGAGCGATTCAGCTGGTGTCATGCCCTGCACTTTGTACGATTGTACAGCTGCCGTGTGGTTAACTGCATACTCTGAGTAGAGGTACGCACCGCGCTCCGCACCGTAGGTCTGCACGAACTGTGCTTCGGTCATCGGGCCGTTCGTGCCGATGGTCTGGGCTTTGCTGATTGTGTCTTGCGCCTGCTGGCTGAATTGAGCTTCCTTGACAGTGTTGTGCTGCTGGGCCGCGCTCTTAGCTGTGTTGTACAGGTTCTCGCGCTCGCTCGCGGTCAATAAACCGTAGTACTCAGGTGCTTTGGGCCTGGGGTTTTCTGTGTCGCTTCCAAACTTATTGGCAAATAGCGTGTACAGTTCACCAGCGGAACGCCCGTTGAACAGACTTGGGTTAGCACGAGTGTAGCTATCGGGCACAAGTTTGCGTGCATCTATGTCTGGGTTTTCTTTAAGAGCAGCAAGAAACTTAGGTGCAACGCCTCCGCCCAAGAAATGTTCCATGTACAGATTAGTATACGATGGCTGAAAGCCTGCTTTCTTGAGCGCTTCACTGTCGTCGCTCACCTTGGCCTGCATCGCCTTGTGCTGCATCATCGGATCAAAGCGGTCTTGTGCCGTCAACCCAAGCTCTGGGTGAGCCTTGGCTAGGTCTGCCCAGGTGCCGGATGTAATCTGGTAGGGGCCAAAAGCGCTTGATGTGCTCGAGCCGATATTCCGGCCACCGCTTTCGATCTGGCGCAGGCTGTTGAGGTAGTCTTCCGGCGCGGTTGCCATGCTGCGGTGACTGAGCAAATAGCCTTCTGCTGCGGAGGGCCGGTCGCGCGTGTCAGCTTTCACCGCTGCGTTGACGACAGCTGCGAGCAAAGACTGCTTGGCCTTGGTCTTTTCTTCTGGTGTGAGTGCAGCTTGGTCGATTGCCATGCTCTGCTGCGCTATGGCGTTCTTCGCGGCCAGCTCGCGGCCAGGAACGTCGCTTGTGAATACTCCTGTGGCTGCGTCGGACGTGGCTTTGGTTAGCGTGTCCGCCGTAGCAAAGCGCTGTGTGTTCACCTCCCAGTGCTGCGCCACGTCGACGCGGCTGGCAATCCACGGCTGCATATGCCGGATGAAGTCTTGCCGCGCGCGGTCGTTCGGCGCATCGGCGGCAGCCGTCTCGACAGAGTCCCGTATGCGCGCCTCTTGCTGATGAGAGAAGTCCTTGGCATCGGGGGCAGCGCTATTCTGCGCTTCGGCGTAAGCCTTGTTATCGGCGATGCTGAGCTGTGCCGCAGTTTTGGCCGTGAACATCGCACTTTCATGTGCTTCCATCTGCGACAGGCCGTGCGCGCCTTGCATTAGCTCGTTGCCAGCTTCGGACACGTCACGGCCAATGGGGTTTTGCTCAACAGGGCGGCTGGCGAGTGGCGTTCCTCCTGGTATTTGTAGCTGTGACTGTTTGGAGTATTCGGGGATAAGGGGCATTAACGTTAGTGTCCAATCACAGGGCTTGACGATTTGTTGCCCATCATCTCGCCCGCGCCGCCCGCAAGCGCACCGGCAGCGCTGATATAAGAGCCCAGGATCGTAGACGGAATTTGAGACTTGGCAATCTTGCCTTGATATTCTTGCTGCTGTCCTTGAATGTACGTCGCGCGCGCGCGTTCGTCAGCATTGTACGCGGCGTTCTGTGCGTCCAGCTCGCCTTGGACAGCTACGTCATGCACTACCGCCGCTGTGGTGCCGCCGCGTGTGCCGCTTTGCCCTGCGGCAGCGAACGCAGAACCAAGCTGCCGTTCCGCGTTCGAGCGGATTTGTTCTTCTTGTGACGCGCCAGCCGCGCGCTGTGTCTGCGCTTCCTGATAGCTAAGCTGGGCGTTGTACTGGTCTGTGGCTGCTGTTTGTTTCAGCGCGTTGGCCTGGGTCTGGCCTGTGAGAATCGCGCCCCCGGCTTTGAGCGCGGTGGCCGTGCCCATTAACATCGTTACTGGGTCCATGGTCCCCTCGTGGCAGCAAGCTCTTGTGTGGCTGATCGGACGCGCTCGCGATTAGTCCGCGCCCCTTGTGCGTCTTTGGCGTCTACGGTTGCACCACTGCCTGTGGACAAAGTAGAGGCTGCGCTGAGCGCGGCGGATGTTTTATTGGCGAGCTGGGGCGAGTCCATATGTACACATCCGCGTCGTTCCGGTTGGGCAGAAATTGCACCGATGTACATTCATAACGAAAGCCAAGCATTCCCGCCAGTCTTACGTCTACGCTGCGCCGTCCTGCCGTCAAGTACATCTCTACGCGGTGGAAGCTGCTTGCGTCAATCATGCGTCGCATTTCGCGAACGATTTCAGGCATGTTGTAGCGAATACTCGCCCCGAAGATTGCCCAGGCCATGCCCCTGCCGGACCATAGCTCAGTCAAGCCCGCGCATGCGATAGCAAATCCCTGTGCGTTTAAACAGGTCTTTGCCGGTCCTCCTTGGAGCAAGGCCAACGCTTGCTTGCATGTGAGCACCGCGCCAGCCTGGCTAGCTTGCGGTTTGAGCAGGGTAAAATGCATTGGGTCCAAGTCAATAATCACGGCGCGCTATCCTCATTTGCTTCGATCATGTAGCCCATGGCACACATCGTGCATGGTAGCGGGTCTGTGTGCATAAAGACTAAATTCCGCTCCTCGCTCCAATCTCCGTTGAAGTCGACCTTCTTGATGCCCGTGTAGGCAGGCGTGGCAAGCCCAAGGGGATCGCTTACACGCCGGAAGTTGATGGCTGTTAGGTTGTCCACGTCTGGGCCGAACCAGCCACCTAGTGTGTTGTCGAAGCGCGCGAGGATGTATTGCACCTGCTGGGTCTGCCCTTCGGTCGCTCCGAACTGTCCAGGTGCGGGCGGTGCCAGGATATCGATCAGCATCGGGTAGGCCTCGCCCACATGCACCCGGCAACCGGGATAGTTGAGCGTGATGCTGCCGCCCACGCTGACAACGCAGGAGGGGTGCGCGGTGCCGTCGACGCAGACAGCTACCGTCTCGCCCACTATGTGCGTTAGCCCTGACACGCTGCTGACATACTGCCGGACCACGGGGCCATCGCCAGCAGGATCGGTCAGCACGCCAGCGAACGGCGGCAGCGTGGTCCCGTCATAAGCGATGGTGAACGTGTTTGTGGTGACGCCAGCGATTTGAAATTTCCGTGCGTTCAAAAGGTACGTGGACGTGATGCCGTCGAAACGCACGTATGAGCCGTTCGTAAAACCATGCGCTGGGGCTGTGACCGTGATTGGGTTGGCCGCGCTCATGCCCGTGACGGTCACGGGGCTGTCGTAGCTCAACCCACAATCGACACGGAACTGATCGCACTGCCAGTCGTTTAAACGCCTAAGCCAGCTGTCCTTTGCCTCACCTAACTGCCGCTTGGGCGCGCTGGGCTGATCGCGGATAATCTCAATCGTCCGGCTGATCGCGCCGTTTATGAGCCGTTCCACGCCCATGTAAATGTCCGTGCTCTTGCCGTCGGGGCTCGGCACCGTGGCGCTGCACAGCACCTTGGCGTAGGTGTTCCTTGCCGCATCCTGATATCCTCCCATGACGTAGCGGGACCATGCGAAAACGTTCTCGTCTTTATCATAGGCGAAGCGGGCAAGCACACCATCTGAGCGCGGCGCAAGGATGGCAGGGAAAGGCAGCGGCGCATATTTCAGTTGGATGCAGCCCGGTTTCAAGATGTGCTCGGCAAGGTCCACCTGAGATGGTGATGTGTTCTGTCCGCTCCAAGCGCTCTGCTGCGTATTCTCCATCTTGCGCAGCACGATGCCGGTTGCGTCCACAAAGAAGATAGCGTTGCCGATGCGCACTGGCATGCAACCGTGGCTTCCGTAGTTGGTCTGAGGCGCGACCTTGATGTTCGTCGGGCCGAACGCGTTCGAGATATTTTGTTCGTACGCCGTCAGCTCCCCGCCGGCTGTGCCGATGCTCAACGCGTCCAGGGGAACCATCCAACTGATGAGCGCGCCTTGTTCCTCTATAGCTATCGATATGGCATTGTCCGCGAGGGTCTGCCCCCCTACGGTCGTGTAGAATTCGTTGTAGCTTTGCGAGACGCTTGCGGCAAAGCTGTTCGCCGCGCCGAAGCATAGCCTGTCTCGGTAGAAGGCGGGGTTGGTCTGGTTGCTCGCGCCTGCTGCCGTGCCCCATGCGCCAAACGCCCATAGCGCGGTCTGCAGCCCTGCTTGTGTCACGTAGTATGGTAGCGCCGGTGTATTGACTAAACCCTCCCGGAAGGGCTGCACGGTGCCCACGGCATGCGTTGAATCGGTCACGCTCGTGATGAGTACGATCCCATAGCCTGGGTCTTCAAACAACCAAGGCACGCCGCACGCCACGGTTGCTGGGCTTGAGCCATATGGATTTGGGCATGAGCCGGAACCGTCGAAGACGGTTCCATCGTCATGTGTGGGTTGCACGGTGCCTGTATAAAGGCCAGCGCTCGCGCCGGACCATGTGCCGATAAGAGCTTGCAGGCCATTTGTAATATCCTGCCATATGGCGCCGCTGATAACAAGCGCGTTGCCCGACGCAATCCATTCAGCTGACGTTCCCCCTAAGGCATAAAAAGCATTCTGAATCGTGGTTATTTGTGCTGAGGTATAGCTTGTTCCGCTAACATTAACAAGATTACCTGCATAGCAGGCACCAGTAAGTGCAGTAACTAGCCCCAATGGAAGCTGCGGCGTTCCCGCAGGTGTAGGCGCTGTGGCTATGTACGTATTGCCATTTGCCCTTACGCGTTGGCCAAGGAACTGTTGTTTGCCCGGTTCCCAAGAAGGGGTGTACTCCAGCGTTTGCGGGCTGATTTGAAAGAGCATGCCCACGTGATCCGATGTGAACAGCGCCGCGCTCGCGGTAAGTGTCACGGTGCCCGTTTGCGCGCTGGCGTAGACGGTCGTGGTACCATTGTTCTGTGGTTGAAAGGGGCCGCCCACGGCGGCAAAGGGCACGAGCGTCCAATTCGTATCACTGTAGCGGTTGAGCGTGTACGCGGGTAGGCTTCCATCGTTCGTACAGACATAGATTACATCGTTCGATTGCACGAACCGTAAGTTGAATGTGCCGTCATTCTGGTTTGTCAGCATCGTGAGCGTATATGGGGTGGCAAGCTCGTAAGGTGTTCCACTACTTAATACTTGTGATCTATTACGATAGAAGCGGAAGTAGTTGTTTCCTGCCTCAATTACGTATGCGTCGAAGCGGTCATAGACGAATTCGAATAGCCAGAACTTGCCATTGCTCTTTGCGTTCGCTGTATAGTAGCTGCCCTTGCGCTTGGAGACGGGGCCTTGAATAAGCGGATTGGCGTTCACGAGCTGCTTGCAGCCCGATTTGTACTTGCCCAGCTCGAATTGGCCAAGCACGAGCGGGCTTAGCTCGCCCGCGTTGAAAGCAGTTTGCCAAACGGGAACGCGAACCATTAGGGGCCTATCCTTGAGAGTACCCAACTGCCGTCATCCTGTTCTTCAGGTGGCAGCTCGATGGCGTTGCAGGTCATGGCGTCTTGCAACACGTCTTCGCGCTGCCGCTTATAGAATGCCTTGCGCTCAGTTGCTTTGTTGGCTACCGGCGAGACGAACAGTTCTGCAAGCGTCCAGCGCATATATTCGATGAACGTGGGATGCCAGAAGTTGGGGTTGACAATGCGGAAGCCACCCTTGATGCGCAGCGGCGGGGGGAAATCGGTCAGAATGAAGTTGCCCTCAATGGCGAAAGGCGGTTCTGTTTCATCGTTGTAGACGGCACCAAGCGATGGCGCGCCCACGGCGTAGCCCGCTATCTCGGCAAGGTAGAGCATATCGGCAGGGCGGTTGTACTGATAGTTGAAACCAAAGAGCGGTGCCGTGGCCCAAGCAGGCAACTGCGCGCGCTTGATGTTGAAGTTCCACCGGTGCGCGGTCATCGCGGCATCGCGTGCTTGCGGGTAAAGCAGGGCCGCTGTTTCCGCGCCTTTCACCGTTTCAGAGAGCGATGTAATGATACGGCCTTGAGCTTCGACAAGCCCGAAATTGATGATATCAAGCTCCGATGGCAATGCAGCTCTCCATGAGTTAAAAGGCTACATTGCCATCGGTCACACGGGCACGAGGCAAGCGGCCCTGTGGAACGGATTAAGACGGGTTAGGCTGAATCCCAGCTGTTGAGATATTGCGCGCCTGCAGGGCCTCCGCCATGCGTTGAATGGCCAGCTGCACAACTTGATTTAGATCGGCTCCCGTAGGCACGGCAGGAGAGCCGGTCCAGGCGGCGCGAGAGATCCTGATTTCGATATCGGGATTTGTTGCCGCTGTCGAATTGGAGATTGTGACAAAGTCTGCGGCGGCAAGATTCGTCGCGCCGTAGGTTGTCGAAATGTAACTGTATGTATCAGTCATGTCTCAGTAACTCCTTCGTTCGACCGCTCATGGACCAAAGCCTATTTCCATACTTGGCCTTCGCTGCCAGCCAGGGTTCCCAATCTCCAGGGCTGGTGCCGTATATGCCGGGCGGATCGTAGAAGTGCCCGTCATTGTCGTAAGGCACGCCGCACAAGATTACTCGTTGCGCTTGTAGCGCCTCGAACGCGAATTGCACAGCAAATAATGCAGAGCTGCCGCCTACTATGGCTGGCTTGAAGATGCGGTCTATGTCCATGTCGTCCACATCGCTGACGGTGATGCAGGCGTGTGCTGGCTGACGGATGTTGCAATCGTTGCGAAGACCCTTAGCATACCGCCAATGGTGGATCATGTCGTGATGCAGGCTGGCCAAATACTCGAAAACGTCCAGCCCGTAGACTGCACCGTTGACAGCAATAACTTCGTTCTTGCCGATGATATCCCTGGCAAAGGTCATGTCATCAAAAAGTGTGCGGCCTGAACCGCACACCACAATCGTTTTATATTCGCTGCCAACCATTTTTTAGTCCACAGAGTAAACGATGTAACCCTGCAGCGTTTCGGTGCCGCCTAGGGCCTCTGCTGCTGTGGTCAGGGTAACATCAAATCCCGTGTGAGAAAAGAACGTTTGCTGGCCGGATAGGTCGACCGTGTCCAGGTTGAACGAACCGGCCGTATGCAGCGTGGCCGCAGCGCGGAAAGCGCCTGTGGCTGCCGCGACGGTCGTGGGCGGATTGGCAGATACCTGCGTCAGATATGCACCTGTTCCGATGGCAGCTGTAGTTGTCGTGGCCCACGCACTATTGTAAAGTTTGCTGATACCCGTCCAGATTGTGCATTTGCCCTGTGGCATGCGCGCCAGGAGGCCAGTAGAGCCTATGGACGCGGCCGTGCCGATAGCCCAAGTCACGGGCATGATGCGCAGCTTGGACGTGTTGAGCGATGGGTTTGCCAGCACGGGCGGGTTTGACGCCTGATTGGCATATTCGGACGAAGATACATTGAGAACAGAAGTCATGTCGGTTGCCTTTACGTTTAAACACTAGGGAAAAGGGGGCGGCCCGAAGGCCGTCACCGATTACAAATGCAAGCAAGCAATCTGGATCACGCGAGGTTCTTCAATCCGCGTTGCGCCGATGGTTGCCTTGCCATAGACCTGCGTGGCATAACGCTTCGTCGGCAGTACGTCGACAGAGGTCTCAACATCGTTCCACGTGCCCAAGTGCATGCCATTCTCTACCCATAGCGGGCAATAGTTGATGGTGCCGTCCGTGCTTTGCATATTGGCAGCGGCATAGGGATATGCTGCCGCATCCGCGAATTCCATATGCACAAAGTCGATGCCCAGATAACGGGTAATCTTGCCGTCATCGAGCACGGGCTTGCCACCATTATAATCGGCATGCACAACCTGTATTTCGGCGAGCAGCTGGCTTTCCTCTGACGATGTGATAGCGCAACAAACGCGCGCACTTTCGAGGTCGACGTGGCTTCTGCGCAGCGAGCGCCGGGCCTCTTTCAGCTTGGCCACGGTCATGCCGACAGAACCGACAGCGCCAAAGCCGACAGCCACCTGATATCCGGGGGGCGATGCGGTCGTGACTCCGTTCGGATTGTACTGTGTAGTCGTGCCATAGTTCACGCCGGTAAGTGCGTTGGCGTAGAAAGCATTCAGAACCTCTTGATCCTCCGCGCGGCGCAGCGCCAGAATTGTGTTCTGCGTGTATGCGCTCGTGGGGTCGATCAGGAGGCGCAAACGGTCCTGCCTGCTGATAAGCTGGGCAATGTCGTAGTCGACCGGGAAAACCCAGCGCCTGCTTTCGTCGGGAGACGTATAGTGCGTGTCGCCGTCGCGTTCCGTGATGCGCGTTGCGGCAACCTGTCCAATCTGTTCAACGGGGGACGCGGCTTGGCCAACGTAGCTGCCGAGCGTGACGTAGGGGCGGAGCTTGCCGCCTTGGGCCTGCAACAGCATACTGACGTTGGTGCTGAAGGACTGCACAAAATGTACAGGGATGTTCATAGACATGGGAAAACCCTCTCATAAGCGTGACTGGTTTGAGAGGGTTATCGTTACCGGCCCTTTAGGCGTTGTATCAGGGGCTAGTGCTTATCCTGCTTACAACCGCAGATATACCGCCAGTTAGAGCAAACGTAAAGCAAAATAAGCTGGGGAACGCCAAGTGCAAGGAGTAAAGTCATGGTATGCTTCCTTTTCGGTATGTTGTTGAATTAGAAGCATACCATGATTCGCGGCATTTACTTGTGAGTAAGCGCCCGAACTGCGTCATCCTTTGAGTCAAGCAGCTCATGCAACGCTTCGTCCTTGAAGTGGCCATTCGGCAAAAGCTGCTCGAGCTTGTTGGCGAACGCATCGTAGTGCTCGGCAACGTCCTGTGCGTGGTCCGCCAGGTGGCGATGCTGCTCATGGTCGAAGTGCTGTAGAAGCGGGTGTTCCCGCGTCTCGTGAAGTGAACGCATTGCGTTATCCTCTAGTGGATGACTTTCCGCGACCCGCGCCGTACGACACAGGTCTCTTGCGCAATCACGAATACCGCGACCAACGGCTCCTGTCCAGCCCAATGGTCACAGGCAAAGCGCATCATGTACGCGGGCGTCTCGTTCGGAGGGTCGCCGTGCACGCACAGCTCGAACAGGGTATTGTCCTTGCTCGGCTGCCAGCCAATCATGCCTTTCCGGGCAAAACCCAGTGCTGCCTCACTTGCACATTTCGAAAACCAATCGTCACCCACATGGGCGATAATCGATTGAATGAGCAAATCTTTGCTGACGTGGTAGCTCATGTGCGTTTAAACAGCTGAGAGTTTTTTGTGCAAGTCTTCCCACCTTGCGAGCGCGTCTTGACGTACGCGAGGGTCACGATGTTGCAGCTTGGCCTGAAAATCGCGATCCTGACTGAGTTTGGTGATCTCGGCTCGAGCAGCAGCCGGGTTGCCACCCTCAAAGCCTTTGTTATCTCCGCCCGTGCCAGCAAAGCCCGCTTCGCCCAGCTTGCTGCCAATGCCGTACAGGAATTTATGCAGGCCATCGTAACCAAGCCCGGTCTCCATCTTCGTCATGGTATCGGCGTCAAGGCCGAGCATGCGCACTGCTGCCTTGGCAATCTGTGTATTGGCCTCAGCCTTGGCACCCCAATCAAGCGCCAGTGCGTTCCTCTGTTCTTCGTTGGCCTTTACTGCCGCTGCCGCAGCCACAGTCTGTGCGCCAGCCCATTGTGTGGCGTTTAGCTGGAACAGTTCGGCTGCAGCCTTATCGCCCACGCCTGCCTTGTGCAGCGCGTCTAGGTACGCCTGCTTGACGGCTGGGTCCAACGCCTTGCCGTATTCTTCGGGAAGGCCTTCAAGCTTGTAGCCGGTCGCCTTGCCGGGGCGCCCCATGGTCGAATAGATCGCGTCCCATGCTTCGCGGTCTTCCGCGTCCTTGGGAATGGCGAGCCGTGAGCGGCCGACGAGCTTTTCAAGCCCGCTGTACGCCTCTAAGACTGTGTTCGGGAATTCCTTCGCGTCGACCTTGTCCCAACCCTTCGCGGCGAGTGTGGGGTGGAAGTCAGCGCGGATTGTGTCTTGGAACCAAGGGCTAGTTCCTCCTGCCGCTCCTGGTCCGCCCGCGCCCACAGCGCCGCCTTGGCCTCCGGCAGCTCCGCCAGCTGCGCCGCCCGTTCCAGCAGCTCCACCACCGGTCCCGCCGTCATCCGCTTCATAAAATGCCTCGTACCGTTTAAACATCATCGTCTCCCATTTGCGCATAATGTTTCAGCGCAACCACGTCTTCATACGTCAAACCGCATATTTTGGCAATGTAGTCGAAGCATTCGCGCTTAGCTGCTTGCACAAGCGTGTAGTGTACATCCAGCTGCCGTGGATGGCCATCTACTAAGACGAATGAGAACACGCTTTCGTCCGCGCTGAATTGCGTCTTGAGGTCAAGCAGCACGGCCTTGCCGTCTTCGCTGCCGAACACACGCCGGTAAAGGTCAGCCCGCTCAATCAGCTTGTCGAAATGGTCCGTCAAAACGTCCCCCCGCCGATGAACGGCTTTGCGTTCTCAAGAGTGTACACCGTGGGCACCGCGTTGGAATAGGTGCCCGCCGTGCATTTTGCAATAACGTCGATAAGAAAGGCTGTCTCGACAGCAATCTGTGCGTGGGCCTTTGCGATCATGTCCAGGTTCACCCTTGGGTCTCCTGCCACACGCGCGGCAAGGGCAGCAGAACGGGCGGCAAGGGCTGCCAGGGCCATGTTGGCGTTCGCGATCTGCTGTGCCCACATCGCCTGATTGCGTGCCTCCTGCGCCCGGAAAACGGATTGGCCGGGCACATTGACCGGCCAGCCTGATGAACTCTCACCGGGGGAGGGGACCGTGGGCCGGTAGCCGGCAGGGGCCATTGTGTTGCTCACTGAATTGGCCCTCCGCCTCCCCCTTGGTTCATCATCTGGCTTGCCGCCGCCAAGTCTTTCGCAGCAGCAGCCCCCTGAGGAACGGCTTGCTGCATTTGCTGCTGCTGGCTTTGTTGTGCTGCCTGCTGCTGGATTGCGGCCAGCGCTTGCTCGTCGTGCAGCCAGGTCATGGGCATGCCGTGTAGTTCAGCCAGGCCCGGAACGATTTCATCCTTGTTGAACCGCTGATAGATCGATGGATCGCCGGCCGCGAGCGGCGCGATGGCCTGCAGCACGCGCATGAATCCCAGCCCTTGCTCCGCCTTCTGTGCGCGCACGAGCGGGCTTTCGTAGACAATCTCCATGCGTCCGCCATCGTCCTGCAACTCGGGCGGCATCTCGGGCGCAAGACCGCTGTGTTCAAGCAAGTCTATTTCACGCACGATCAGGGTGCCCAAGTACTCTTGCTGAGCCCGTTCGATAAAGGGGGCCATCAGCACCCCCTTTTCACGCGCCCGCTCAAGCACCTCAGTAGCGGTCAGCTGTGGATTGTCAGCAAGGATTTGGAACAGCGTGATAAAAAAGATATCGTCAAGGGTCTTCTCAACTTCTTCCCTGATCTTCAAGGCAACGTCCAGCTTGCCGCCAACATTCATGTATTGCACAAGTGGCTCGCCCTTATCGGAAAGCCAGCCATAATTCTTGAAGCCGGGCCGGTTCTGGAAGGGGCTTACTTGACCAAGGGCCTTGGCAATGATTGGCGGGTCGCCCTGGTTCTGCGCCACGCGCAATACAGACCTGTCGATTTCGTTAACCATCTTCAGGTCTGGCAGCGCTGTCATGCCGGGGCCGCGTCCGTAGCCCTCGTTGATGTTCGTCACGTAGCGCGTAGTCGCCACAGGGAATGTGCGAAAGCCGCCGCGCTCCATGATCTTGCTGCCCTCCACGGAAATGTACGTGCTCGTGTACTTCATGGCCTTGGGGCCAATCATGCGCGGATTGTACTCTGGGTTAGGCTCTATTACGTGGACAAACTCATATTCCTGCAACCCCGAATTTTCGAGGTCATGTTGCATCTTAGCAGGTAGGGCGTCCCGGCCCCATTTCTCGGCAGCCTGGTAAGGCCGCCATTTAAATTTTCGTTTGATCCTATCCACACGGCCAGCCGCGTTTTCGAGGAGATAGGTTTGGGCGAGATGACCGGACTTGTACAGCCATCCCCCTGACGGATTTGCATCGCTGAATAGAAAGCCAGTGCCGAAAGCACCAGAAGAAAGAAAAACTTCCATGTTCTGAGCAGCAAAATTCGCGCTTGATCTATACCTCTGTTCAAATAACACATTGGTGTAGTCCTCACAATATTGGCTAACACGTATGGTCTTGTTCAACGGGCGTTTCTTGGCGCGCAGTTTGTGCCATTTCTGCGTAGCTGGTGTTAGAAGCGAGTTGAACAGTGCAGCAAAGCGCTCAAGGTTGAGCGGTCCTTTCGAGTTGAAAACGTATTCGGTGCGCCGCTCGCCCTTGGTCCACTCAGCCCGCTTAAAGATATTGGCGCGCGGCAGCAAGCGCCGGCCAATCTCTTGCCAGTGTGACTCGAACGTGGCCCGGTCAGCTATCTGCTTTTCAAGCTCGCGCAGGTAGCGCGCGACAAGCTTGGCGTCCCCATCGTCAGCTATGACTGTATCCGGCATTGTGTTTCCCTACGCGTGTTGCTACAGTCATAGCACAAGCACGTGGTTTGTCTACGTGTAGCCTAGCTTGATGAGGTGACGGAGCGCTGCAGCAAACGGCAGCAGGAAGACAATCCAGCGATGGATGGTCTGTTCGGAAGCCTGCCTGGAAGGTAGGACAACTAGGGCGCGCAAGCGCCCATCTTTTTACAGCGAGACGAGCAGGCCTGTGAACGCGGTAGGCCCTGCACTCAGCACCACCTGCAAATTTACACCAGCTGGCATGTCGATAATGAAGTTGCGCCGCGCTGCTGCCGCAAGCTGTACCTGTGCCCCGTTGATATCGTAGACAGGAAACCACGTTGTACCCCCGTCCATGCTCATATTGAGCGTGGCAGTAGACGCTCCGGCCATGACGCCTGTTCCGCAGAACATGCCGCGTCCTCCTTGCCACGGTTGATCGGCTGTGAGCGTAAGCGCCGATACCCAAGGCCCGAATGTGACTTTCTGTCCAGTATGATAACCCATTAAACTGCACTCCCTAGGAGTTTCTTCGTGGCGCTGACGCCCTGTTTCTGGAAGGCGTCCATGCCCGCGCCAGAGCTAAGCTCGGTTGCAGCCATGCCCTGCCGCTGCTTCATGCGCGCGTCAGAATTTAGATTCTCTTGCGCTGTGTCGCGCGTGGGTGTCGGGGTCGCCGGGGGCACCCAAGGCGCTGCTACTTGCTGTGGTCCCATCGTCAGTCTCCAAAATAGTCATATTCGCTGTGCGCTTGGTTGGGGTCGTAACCTTG